TCAGCGAGAAATACGCGGAAAAACGTCTATGGAAAAAGAAGAATGTCGTTGGCCACGGGCGTTTTTCTCTGTTTTTGTAAAATCTATTCTTTCAATCACATTCTTCAAAGCTGTATTTTTATCTGCAGCATCAAAAGTATCCCATGCATTTAGAAGCTCCTGACATTTAGGGACAAATGTGGAGCGGTTCTTTTTCGACAAATCGAGACGCACGATATCAGCATTCACAGATTCAATTTTCTTATCAAAATCTTTTATTTTATCTTCCAGAGCAGTAGAACGCTCAAAGAAAATCTCTTTTGTATAAATCCCCTGCTCTAATAAATCGAATAAGGATCCCCGTTGCTTCAGAGTTGTCTCCTTTTCTTTTTCCAAATTCACAAGAATGGACCGGAGAAATTCTTGCTCGGAATCATCTGTACTTTCAAAATTGTTTACCTTGTAGTCAGCTATGTAGTTGCGGATCCATTCCAGGACAGCGTTTTCGAGTTCTTCAAGTTCAATAGCTACAGTGGCACATCCGGCATATTGGCAAATAAGATAATCACGAGGCTGTTTGGCGGACATTTTTTTTCTCACCATGATACGCCCGCAACAAGCACACCGGACAATTCCGGCGAACGGGTTCTGAATTCTACAGCTACGTTTTACCGGAGCGGTCATGGAAGAGTTTACAGAGTTCGCCCGGTAATAGAGATCTTCCGAGATACATCCAGGATGTTTTCCTTTTACTAAAATATAATCATCTGCCTTCGGACGGCTGGTTGCGATTTTTCCATTTACAATTGCTTTTTGTGATTTTCGATAATTCCAACGTAACATTCCTATATTTACAGGGTTTGAAATGATTGTTTTTACAGTAGCCGGATTAAAAGGCTTTCCACTACGAGAAACGATTCCCATGCCGGTTAATGCAGAACAGGTCTTCTGGAATCCGTATTTTTTATTCCCCATAAAATCATACATCAGTTTCAAAACCGGATTTTCTTTTTCGTCTGGTACGAGCGTAAAATGCTTGCAATCATCCGCTTTTACACGCCTCCAACCGTATGGAGCGATGTTGCCGACATAATATCCGTCTTTTACAGATCGAATACGCCCAGCCTGCATCCTACGTTTAATAGTGGCATATTCACGCCGGGACATAAAAAGAGAGAACTCGAAGTATTCATTGTCGTTCTCAATCGCTGGATTATAAGTCTTTCCTGGAGTAACGATCAGAGTGTTGGAGTAGAAGAAAGCTCTCTGAACACGTCCTTGATCAATAGTGTCACCTCTGGCGAGACGTTCCACTTCCATAACAAGGACACCTTCCCAGATACCGGATTCAACTTCGGATAAAAGGCGGACCATTTCCGGTCTAGCATCGATGCTATCTCCGGATACGACTTCTCTGTAAATAGCTCCGATCGGAAGGCTTCTGGCACGTGCAAGTTCAAGAAGAGTTTCCTCATGACGTTTCAAAACATCAATTCCGAGTGCTTCGAGGTCGGAATCTTTTCTGGATTTTCTTAAATAAATTACATACATAATGTATCAGCTCCTTTGTATTTTATGAAAAAAAGGGTACAAAAATAACAGCCTGAGAACTTTTGTTCTCTTGCGTGGCTGCTCCGGAGATGATACAATATTATTTGGAAATTGGGTATCTCTTCGGAGTACTTAATAGAGAAACATATTGGCGTATGTTTCATCGCTCGACCGTTCCTGTTGGCGCAGGAGCGGTTTTTATTTAATGATCAGATAAATAACCTTTATCTTTTAATTCGAAAATCTTTTTGTGTAAAGAAACTGTCGTTTTATAACTTCTAGCCATAAGAAAAAACGGAAGACTAAATATAATAAAAATCATTCCGAAGGCTAAAGAATAGGAAAAACCAATCAGCCCAAAAAGAAGTAAAGGAATGGCAAAAACAAGAGAAAGAATACTGCATACGCTATAAAGTTTAATTTTCTCAGGTTTACCATTCGGTTTTATAATTGCTTCTCGATCTTGATCAAGGACAAAACCAATCTGGATAAGAGAAGAGTATTTCTTCTTTTCTTGTGGTGTCAATATTTTTTCTAATTCAGGATCCACAGAAACTACTGATACAATCTGCTCATTGGCGTGGGCATGAGTGTGTGAAACATTATGCGAATCAGAAGATGATAACCCTTTATGGATGTCATTCACACCAAAAGTTGTTTTATTGTAGACTTTATTATACGCAGCCTTTTTCGGATCTTTAATCCATCCGGATCCTTTCTTCCCATATCCGGGAATAACAGCTTTTTTAACAGCTCTTTTAGCTTTTCCGGTTGTTCGCGCCTTAATGCTTTTCTTGACACTGGGTTTTCTCATTCCTACTTTCATTTTTGGCATCCTTTCTGTTGCTATCGTGTAAACATTGTAAGGTACAGCAAATCGTATGAATATCATCATCCGTCAGTTCATCGAAATTATCAAGTTGCGATTGAATAGAACTGATCAGAGAATCTTTTGCATTACAGCTTTGTTTGTCGGAGGAGCGCTGTAAGACCGGTATTTATATCGCGAAAGGACAAGAATACAGCAACCAGCGCAAGAACGGCGAAAAGCATTTCATAGCAAAAAGCATTCGCTCTTTGTTCCTCATTGGTAAAATCCCCCTACATTTACATGCATAGATTTTAATTATAGTTAGATAATAATCCTATGGAAATTTTATTATCTAAAATCATGCACGAAAGAAATCTAACGGTACGTCAAGTAGAACAGATGACCAAAGTCCCAAAATCCACCATAAATGATATTATGAATGGAAAATCACCGCGGTTGGACACATTGGAGCAGTTGGCAGCAGGACTGAAAGTCAAAATATCTGATCTATATGACTCTCCGTACAAATAAGTGTCCGAGTTCTCGGACAAATTTAAAAATCGCGTTACTTCTCCAGTTTTGGATTGTTATTATAGTAGAAAGTATAATAAACAGAACAAATGTTTGCGAAACTCTTGAAAATATTTGCTACAAGATGTAATATAAAAACAAACATACGTTCGGAAACGCCGAGACTGGAGGGGTACGAAATGAGTAATGAAGAGTACAAAGAATACATAATTGAAATGATCCAGAAAATCAACAATCCAGAACATCTCAAACGTATATTCAATTATGTACATAAGTTTTTTATCAGGAGAACGGGCAGGTAAGCCCGTTTTTATTATGTAAAAATACTCTTCAAATATTCTTTTAATACCTGTCTTTGATCAGCTGAAAGTTCCAGATACTTTTCAATAATTTTCTTATCAATATCATCCAGATTATAATCTTCAGCAATCTCATCAACCACACTTTCAGGAGTGCCAGTGAACATGTCACCTTTTCCTTCGGTAAGCCAGAAATAATTTACACGAAATGTTCTGCATATAGCATTTAATACAGTATTGGAAGGATTTCTCCTGCCTAATTCGTAATTTGCAATTGTATTTCTTGCTGAACCAATTCTTTTTCCAAATTCTTCTTGGCTTAATTCAAGTGCTTCTCTCAATAATTTAATTCGTTCGTTCGTATTGCTCACCTCCAATTTATTTTAATTATATCATGAATGTTCTCAATGTCAACAAAAACATGCAAAAAATATGTTGACAAAGTGCACAACGGGACATATAATGTTCTCAAAGAACACGAAAGTAGAGCGAGGTGAGAACATATGAAATATAAAACGGTATATGCAGACACAGTAGAAAAGAAAAAAGATGATGCAAAAGAATTGGTTGCCATCCTAAATAAGATTCCAGAAGAAAAGAAAGGTGAAGTCATTGGAATCGTAAAAGGATATGCGCTTTGTGCAGAAAATCAGAGGAGGTGATGGAAGAAAATGAACATTTGCGAAGCAACAAAGAAAGCACTGGAAGAAAACAAGTGTATAAGAGAGAAACCTTATAAGGTAAAAGTAAAACCTATAAAGGGAGATGTCGGGACGATAATGGGACTGGATGGGAGCCATCCTGTTAAAGGATGGCAGCCAACAGCCAGAGAGTTGATTTCTGAGTCGTGGGAAGTTATGGAATAAATTGATTATACTCGGCTCTGGCGGGAGCCTGTAAGAAAAGTATAGGAAATAAATTTGATATTTGCAACCAATGAAGGTGGTGAGAAAAGATATGAAATGTCCTAAATGTTTAAAGGAGATACCAGAAGATAATTTTTGTGGATTTTGTGGAGCAAAACTTAGAGAAAAATGCGAATGCTGGGTATTGAAAAGACACAATTACTCATGCTGTGAAGAAGGCTGCCCGGGATTATGGGCTCCTGATTAAACTTGTCGGGAGAAGGTGATGAAGTGGGAAAGAAATATGTAAAATGGGAATTTTACGAAAACGGTACAGATGAAAGTATTTCTGGAGAGAAAGTAAATGAAATTATTGAGGAAATCATTGGAATAATGCGCAAGAACGGAATAACGGTTGGTGCAGCGCGAAAGATTCTGGAAGATACGATTTCCTCAATAATAGAAGAGACAAAAATTACATAGAGCGTTCTAGTATTTCGCGGAGAGTGAGCACCTGACGCTCATTTCCGGAAGAAATAAATGTGTCTTTGCGTGTGACTGGGATATGGATGTAATTTTTTACATTCAAAGTAATATCTTCGCTGTCTGAACAATTACCAAAAGAATAATCTATGTGAAAATGCACAGTATCAACTGGAAGCTTGGTTACATCATATTCAAGCAATTTTGTTTGACCGGGAGCCAGAATAATACCATTTACATAATCGAACTGTTCGCATAAAAGAGGAAACTTTTGTGGAGTTGTCTTCAAAACAGAATCATATGTAAAATGTGTAATTTTTGCGGGGGAAGTTCCAAAATTTTTCAGTACGAAAAAACTGGTTTGTTCGCAAATTGTAATGGCATCTATGTAGATGGAAATAACAGGCTTGGATGCGTTTTTTATCATTTCCGAGTTTTGCTTTATGGATTTAAGCGAAATGATAATTGCAATGACGCTTGTTAAGAGCGAAACCAGAATCCCCAGGAGCTGAATAAAATTTGATGCGTCTAAATTTCCCATAAAGGACCTCCTTTCTCTGGTACTTGGCATGGCAATGCCTGCAGTTAAAGTATAGGAGAATCTGATGAAAAGGGCAACAGGAAAGAAAGAGGTGATGAAATGCAGGAATTGTTGAAAATTAGTTATGAAGCAGAAAATCCGACTGTTTCAGCAAGAAAGTTGCATGACCAGCTGAATATCGGGACCAAATTCACAACATGGTTTCAAAGAATGACAGAATATGGATTTTCTGAAAATACAGACTACAAAACTTGCTACCCAAATTTGGGAAGCGAGAACCACGGTGGACAGAACATGGTTGACTATCAGATATCTGTGGATATGGCAAAAGAGATTTGTATGATCCAGCGATCACCGGAAGGCAAGCGGATCCGCCAATACTTTATAGATCTGGAGAAAGCATGGAACACACCGGAACAGGTATTTGCCAGGGCATTAAAGATGGCAGACAAGACTATCGAAGAACTGAAGCACAATAATGCAGCCCTTCTGGAAGACAATGTCCGGATGAAACCGAAAGAAGTATTTGCGGATGCGGTAGCAACAAGCCAGAGCACAATCTTGATTGCGGATCTCGCAAAGCTCCTGAAGCAGAATGGCGTGGATACCGGTCCGAAGAGACTCTTTGAGTGGCTGCGTGCGAATGGTTATCTGATCCGGAGGAAAGGAACAGACTATAATATGCCAACGCAGAAGTCAATGGAGCTGCAGCTGTTCCAGGTAAAAGAGTCTACGGTAAATAATCCGGATGGATCCGTGAGAATCAATAAAACTACAAAGGTTACAGGCAAAGGTCAGCAATATTTTATCAATAAGTTTTTAAAAGAGTAGGCGAGGACAAAGTAAGAAGGACAATCTGGACAGCATAGCATAAAAAGAGGTGATGATAGATGATTGTTGAAACCATGCAGATCGGAAACGCAACCATACGGGTGCATGATGATTGTTTTAAAAAGACGAAAGAGGAAATGCAGCAATGCGCAGATGGATTTTTCAGAGTTCTGATTGAAGCTGCAGAAAGAAAAAAGGAGAAAACCGCGTAAGCGGTACCGGTTGGACAAGCAAAGGAGGGATGAAAAATGTTTTATAAGATCGCAAAGACACTCAGCGTAACGGCAAGTATTATCGGAATCTTGATGATGGCTGGTGCGTGCTCAGTGAAAAGTCAGGAGCTGTTTTATTTATATGCAGCACTTGGAATCACAACACTTACTACCGGAGCATTTGCACTGGAATATTTCCGGATACGGGAATGGCAGTACCGGAAAAGGAAAATAAGGGAGGCGAAGGAGCATGCCAGAAGAGAAGCAGCGTAAGAGCATCCGAGTGGGAGAGATCGACAAGATGATCGAAACACTCGAATCTCTGGAAAAAGTAGACAAGACTGCGGATTACCACAAACGGATGGCAATTGCATATTTAAAGAATTTCGCAGATTGCCTGGATGATAAAGGCGTAAAGACAATAAAAGTGCAAGGATAAAGGAGGACAAGAAATGAAAACAGTAAAAGTAACACCGGATAACATCATTTCAGTAATTGATGTAAACTTTGATGATTTCCGTGATCTGCAGAAAGCAGTAGGCGGGCATTTTGAAACTGTAAGCACAAAAACCTTGTATGAGACGTTTAAAATGCCAATGATCATGCTGGTGGATGAAGACGGAATAATGAAACAGAAAGAAGTAAATCGCCTGGGAAGCTATTTCTACGATGCAGACAGGCACGGATGGCCAATCTTAGGAGATATTGTATTTGCAATTGCAGCCGGAGAAGATATTGAAGCACCGGATGATGCGGAAGCTCTGATGGTATTCCTGAAAATGAATTTTTCGTACTTAAAAGAAGAATAAAAAACGCTTGCGAAAAGAAATATCGCAAGCGCCGCAACCATAAAGGTACACGAATAATCTAAGCACTTATAGTGTACCTTTTAGCGGCTGGAAAGTCAAGTATTTACAGGGCGACCGCCCCTTTTAATAACTTGATAAGACTATTAAAGTTATGAGGACACACTATGAGAATCAGACGAGTGACATACGATTTGGGAAACGTAATAGAGAGACAGGAATATCTGGACGGAAGGTATGGAGCACCGGGAGAGAAGAGAGCCAAAAAGAAGAAAGCCACACCGGAGGAAGTGGAGCAGGTCAACCAATGG